TGGTTTCGGTGACTTACCTAAACTCAATGGTGAACCATACAAGACAGAGAAGGGTGCGTTCCGTAATCATCCATGTACTGTATGGGCACAGACTAACTATCGTTGGTTGATCAAGCATGGTCTTGCTCTGTGTGCTGAGTACACACATAGATACAACAAGGTACATAGTTGTCAACATACTATGCTTCATGCTAATATAATATTCCCTAACAACAATGATATCCCTACGAGCTATACCAGAGCAATGCCCGACAGGTTTAAATTTGACACAAGCATTGACACTTTTACTGCTTACAAGAATTACATTGGCAGCAAACCTTGGGTTGCATCTAATTATCTTCGTGACCCATCCCGCAAACCAGATTGGTTATGAGTAGTGATCTTTCAGAAATTCTCGCGTCTATCAACAATACCAAAAAGCATTTGTATGTTGACGATCCTGACCGTGTTAAATCTTATCCTCCTTACATTGTCAACAGATGTCTCAGTGGACACGTTGATGCGATCCTATTTGCTAATGAAGTAAATAAGCACCCCCTCCTAGACAAGCGTCTTCAATATGACTTCTTGCTAAATAGTTTGAGAAAACGTAAACGTTTCACACCTTGGTTGAAGAAAGAACAAGTCGAAGACTTGGATCTGGTCAAAACACACTATGGATATAGTAATGAAAAAGCGAGGGTCGCATTAACTCTTCTTACCAAACCCCAACTTGAATACATTCGTAAAAAACATGAAAAGGGAGGAAGACAATGAGTACTTCATTCACTGAGCAGGAAGTCAAATGGACTCCTGACCAAATGGTAGAAGTAAACTTGAGTGAACCAGATGATTTTTTAAAGGTAAGAGAAACACTAACAAGGATAGGTGTAGCTTCTAGAAAAGAGAAGAAGTTGTACCAGTCATGCCACATACTTCATAAGCAAGGCAAGTATTATATCGTACACTTTAAAGAACTGTTCGCACTGGATGGTAAGTCAGCAAACTTATCACTCAATGATGTACAGCGTCGCAATAGAATCATACAGTTACTAAGTGACTGGGGTTTAATTACTATCAAGCAACCAGATACTATTGTAGATGTAGCACCTCTTAGCCAGATCAAAGTCCTAAGTTACAAGGATAAGTCTGGGTGGAATTTGGAAAGCAAATATAATATTGGGAAGAAAAAGACTTAGTGATATACCTAACCTAGAAGGTTATGGTGTCTTTGTAGATGGAATAGACTTCCAACACCTCACTAGAGAGGAGTGGAGGGAACTTGGCATGCTTCATATGGAGAAGCCTGTTATGGTTGTACGTAACACTGGACTCAAGAGGCAGCACTTTCATAAGTTAATGAAGATATGGGGGAGAGATAGACAGAACTATGCTGCTACTCTCTTTGCTAAGTATCCATGGGCAAATAAAGATAGACATAAACTTATGGATAGTCCAGAGGTGACTGACCATGAGAAAGCAATACTAAAAGAATACGATAAGATAGGTGGCAACACTAGCGGTGCCGTCCTGAGAGTTTGTGGTGATGGTACAGGGCTATTTGCTCATGGAGAGCTACTATGGCACAGCAACGAGAGTGGTGACATAGCCTTTACACCAGGCGTAGCACTACTTGGGGATCATGGTATGACTGAAAGTGCTACTGGGTTCATGGTTACTACACCCTACTACTATAGCCTTAGTGAAAGTATGCGTAGTGAACTAGATGAACTGGTGCTCATCCATAACTTTCAAGATGGAAAGATAAACGTAGAAGGTGAGAATAATTTATTGTACAAGAACATGTGTCCCGAACCAGACACTGAGATACCTCTGGTAATACAGTCACCTGGTGGTATTAAAGGACTACACTTCCCATACAATACAACTACACGCATCAAAGACTTTGCTCAAGAAGATTCGATAAGACTATTGAATGAGATACAATGGGGACTAGCAAAATATACTTACGATTATTGGTGGGAGAATGATGATGACCTATTAATATTTGACAATAGTATCACACAGCATAGAAGAATAGGTGACACTAGCAATCGTTTATGTCATAGGTATCAGTTTGATTATACTTACTTAGTGAGGAAAAGGTACCAACCTTATCTTCAAGAGCCCTACATTAGTAGGTACAAAGAGAAGATGGAAACAGTGAGCTTGACATTCCAAAATCCTATGTTATAATGAAGATGTACACACGCAGAAATGCGGATTTACACTTCACATATGAACTATACCAACATAGCGGGTTTCGCTAAACAGGTAGGAGAGTTCATCCCATTACGATATAGTAATGGTGATCCCCTATCCAAAAAGGATGAGCAATACGTGCTCAAACAAGTCCTTTCACAAAATTTTTACTTCAACCGAGTTCCTGGTTGGCAACATGGCACTCCATATTGGGTTGACATAGACAGGATCAGAACCAAACGAGAGGATGGTACTGAGTACAATCCTATCAGAGCACAAGGAACTGTTGAAGATGATTCACTAGAAAGTGATGTAGCAAAAGGTCTTAAGATGACCGTTGCTGTATGTTCTGTCAAGGTCGATGACAATGGTAACATAGATTGTTTAGACTGGTTCAACAGACTCAGAGAGTTTAAGAAGCAGGGATATACAAGAATAATTGTCTGTCCTTATCATCAGGTAAATCCTACCAAATGGCAGGATACTGAAGAGAAAGCAATCAGACAGTTTCAAGCTGTTGCTAACAGAAGAACAGGACAAAAAGTTCTTAAAGATGAGGACATCTTAGAACTTCTAAGAGTAACCTTTGATGGTTCTTACGATGACATCTTACTTCTAAAAGATGACATGGTTGATTTCCTAACACAATTAGATCTTGGACTCTCTAGTCAAGAGATCAAAGGGAAAGCAAACACTGTTGTCAGAGAAAGACAAAGACAAGGTAACGTCGAATACTTCTCAAGAAAAGACGCAGAAGCTTGGAAGGCAGACTGGTGGGAAAACTACAAGTCAAAAGGAATCTGGGACACAGAACCAGAGATCTGTAATGCTGCTGACTCCACACGTGCTTTACGTTTGTGGCAACAGTTGATGGATCACTACATCAAAACTGGTGAAGTTTATAACTTCATGACCTTTGACAGTAGTGCGGTTACACATGATGGACTTGACAATGGTGTCAAAGAACTCAACAAGGAGTTACGTGACATTCAGAAAAAAGTTGTCAAGTATGTTCATAAGTTACATGAAATATCTGGTGTTAACAAACTAGATCCTACATGGCACATCATTGGTTCTATACCTCAGAAGATTGAAGAGGATGGTACTAAAAACGTTAACTGTTACGGTTTTCAAGACTAAATTATGGAGGGTTATCCACCCTCCTTTTTTTATGTTTTGTGGTTAAATAGTAGTGTACGCTTCGGGTACACAAACTAACGACGCTTAAGGAGGTCACCATGAACATTCAAAGATATAGTGCTGCCGATTTACCAACACTATTTGATAAAATTACTAAGAATAGTATAGGGATGGATGAGTACTTTGACTCATTCTGGAACGCACAACCCACCAACTACCCCGCTTACAACTTGGTCCACGAATCAAATGTACTATCCAGATTAGAGATAGCATTAGCAGGATTCAAGAAAAATGAGGTCAAAGTCTACACAGAGTATGGTAAACTTGTAGTAGAGGCAGAGAAAGAAGAGAAGACAGAGACAGGAACATATGCTCACAAAGGTATAGCAGCTCGTTCCTTCACAAGACAGTGGTCAATGAGTGACGACACCGAGGTAGGTGATGTCACATTCGAGGACGGACTACTCACAGTAATGCTGAAGAAAGTAGTACCAGACCACCACGCACGGAAGGATTACATCTAACCTACATAAGGGGGATTGACAAATGTCGGTTCCCCTTTTATAATATATGCATACATGATCTTGCCATGATAGACGAAAGTAGAATTAAATTAGTGTTCACAAGAGATGGAGATAACATCATCTGTGACCTACAAGAAGCAGTAAATAAAGAGACTGGTGAAAGACAGGCATACATCTTGACCATACCATATAAGGTAAAGATCACTGAAGATCCTGAGTCACCTGTAAATATGGAAACGTTTGAAGATCAGGAAGTTAAGATCAGATACACACCATGGAATCCATTCACTATTGATCAGAAGATTGCTATCGTACCTGACTATGTAATTTCTGTAATGGAACCATCACCTAGTATCTTACAGACATATCTCTCTAACGTGAGAGCAAAGACAGGAGATCAAGGTGCTCCAGTGACACCTACTGAGGTTGTATGATTAAACTATTGATGTTAAGAACTGGTGAAGAAGTTATATCTACAGTACAAGAGATAGTTGAACCAGAAACAGACAAACCATTAGGGTATCGTTTAAACAAACCATTTCGTCTAGAGATCGTTGACTCACAAACAGGTCAAGGATATCAGATTGAATGGTTTCCTTGGGCACCTCTGTCTAAGGATAGAGATTACTTTTTACCAGGTAGTCACGTAGTCACAGTGTACAATCCACTTGACGCACTTGCTACACAATATCTGTCTGCTATTGATGAAGACAGATACAATGAAAACTTCAAGAAGCATGAAGAAAGATTCAACCTCAGTTATGAGGAGCAGGATCTAGAAGCTATGTTTAGTGAAGCAGAAAAAATTATGAATGAAGAAGATGGAAACCCAACTCCTCCTACTGAAGTCAGGGATCTACCTGATAACTAAAATTGAAACTTTGGATGAGGAACCCGCTGCCCATCTAGAACAACCATATCGTATTAAGGATGATGGCACTCTGGAACCTTGGCCATTACATACAGAAGATGAAGATGTCTTGATTTATTCAGACACTATTGCTACAATCTTAGAACCCAAGAAAGAAATTCTTGAGAAGTACAAGATGGTAACTAAATGAGTTTTTATACAAACGTAAATCTGATTGGTAACAATCTTCTCTACATAGGATATGAGAATGGACAACGTATCCAACGTAAGTTTAAATTCTCTCCTACTCTCTACGTAGTAAGCAATCAGATCACAGAGTATAAGACTCTGGATGGTCGCTATGCTAAACCTATACGCTTTGATACTGTCGGTCAGGCACGTGACTTCAAGGACAAGTATAAGGACGTAGAGAACTTTGAGGTACATGGTTATGATAGGTTCTTATATCAGTATATTTCTGAAGAGTTCTCCAACGAAGTTGAGTACGATCTCAAGACTCTCAAGATTACATCACTTGATATTGAAGTCGCATGTGAGAATGGCTTTCCTAACGTACGTGAATGTGCGGAACAACTACTGGCGATCACAGTACAAGACTATACGAGCCGTAAACTTAAAGTATTCGCAACTAGGGATTATCACAACACCCGTAAGGATGTTGAGTTTATCTATTGCGACGATGAAAAACATTTGCTACAGTGCTTTCTTGCTTACTGGCAGACTGACTTCCCAGATGTTCTTACAGGGTGGAATGTTGAGTTGTATGACGTACCTTATATCTGTGGTCGTCTTGAACGTTTATTCGGGGAAAAAGAATTAAGAATGATGTCCCCATGGGGCATGGTAAAGAGTGAAGAGATAGAGATAAAAGGTAGAACAAATATTTTATACAATCTTATGGGGATCAATGTATTAGATTACATGGATCTGTATAAGAAATTTACCTATACAAATCAGGAATCATATCGTCTTGATCATATTGCTTTTGTTGAACTAGGACAGAAGAAGTTAGATCACAGTGAGTATGAAAACTTCAAGGACTTCTACACGAAGGACTGGCAGAAGTTTATTGACTACAACATCAAGGACGTGGAACTTGTTCTACAGTTAGAGGAGAAGATGAAGCTCCTTGAACTTGCTGTTGCCCTAGCATATGACGCTAAGGT